TATTCTACTGCAGTGACCCAGACCCCCAGTGTCAATGGGATCAGCGATGTCTTTAGCGTCACTACCCTAGCAGCGCCTCCTAATGAGTCTCCAGTGATCCTAGGAGCCACCTCAAGCAACGCTGTTGAAGGTAGTCCCTTTGCATCTCCTTATACTATCAGCGACAGAGAAGGGGCTCTCCCTACCCTCACAGGGACCAACGGTGGACTGTTTAGTATTCCCTCTACGGGTGGTGATGGTTTTGCCCTAACCCTAGACACAGACCCTGTTAATGGGGACATAGGGAATGTCTATAACGTTACTATCAACATAGATGATACAGTGAACGCCTTAGTGACTCAGAATGTCACTGTGACTATTGTGGCGATCTCTGTTGGTGGTGGAAGCCCTGTGTTATCCCTAGGGGTGACTTTGGGGTTCTAAGATAACATTAGGATCAAAGGGTACCAAAGTTTTCCTTGACTTTCAGGGATAACTGTGGTACCCTCCCGCGCTAACTAACCAAGCAACCCAATGACTAACCAATGACCATAGGAGGCCACATGGCCGCTCCAGACAATATCAAACGACTACACACTTCCATGTCTTCCCCTGCGGAAGATGCATTCCTCGTTACTCCTAATGACGGAGTAGACCTAGCGGAAATGACTAAAGCATTGCTAGTGGGTGTCGCAGGGAACATCGCTGTTACCTTATCCGGTATGGCAGATGGTACTTCTATTATACTACCCTGTCCCGTTGGTTATAATCCACTACGGGTATCCCGAGTATGGGCTACTGGTACCACTGCTTCAGGGATCGCTGGGTTGACTTAGGTACCCTAGAGCGAACCTTAAGTACCCTTCTGTACCCCTAGGTTCCTCCTAGGGAACCTTCTGTACCCGGTGCAATGCCGGTTAACCCTATTCCCTAGGATCCCTAGGACTCTAATGACCACCAAGGATTAACCATGGCTTCACCAAGTTCACTAATTGCAGATACTATAGCAGCATCCACAGGCGTAACCAAGATAGGTACCGACGAAGAAAGGATCATGGTTTCTCCTTTGGTATCTAAGATCATTGCGTATCAGAATGAATCAGAGACCTCCCGGTATACTTGGGAGAACCAAGCACAGAACAACATCCGATCCTACAGAGGTGAGGATACCAAAGTATTCCGTGAGTCCGAGGACCCTAACAAGAAGGTGTTTGTTCGGACTACCACAGTTAAGACCCGTGCAGCCTATGCCCAGATTATGGAGGCTCTCTTATCCAACTCTCGGTTCCCTATAGCCGTTAGTTCCACCCCAGTCCCCACAGGCATCGCTAAGTACGCTCATATCCCTGATGGTGGGGATGCTCCTGATGACGAGGAAGGGCCTGATTCACAGGAAGACTTCGGTCTCCTAGGTTTCGAAGGTGACGGGAAGACACTGGACCCGGGTAGCACCCCAGACAACATGTCTTTTACTGATGACCCTAATAGCCCTTTCAAGGATATGGATCTAGATGAAGGTCCTGATCGGACTGGTTCAGGGTTCTTCCTTAGCCCAGCCAAGAGAGCCGCTGAGGAGTTAAACAAGGTAATCCAAGATCAGCTAGAGGAATCCAATGCTACCACTGAACTCCGTAAGTCGGTGTTCGAGGCAGTCCTCATTGGTTCCGGGGTAATCAAAGGAGTCTTTACAGAAGAGAAGACCATGCATCGTTGGGTGACTAACGAGGAGACTGGTGTTCGGGAGTACTCCCCGCTAACCCAGAAGTACCCTAAGATCTCTCATGTATCCACATGGGACCTCTACATTGACCCCAATGCCATGATAGCTGCTGACGCTGAGTGGATGATAGAACGTCATCGTTACACTGCTAAGCAGATGAGGGACCTCAAGAAGCGTCTACATTTCAACAAGGAAGCAATTGACCAGTGCATCACCTCTGGAGCTAACTATGTTGATAAGTCCTTTGAGCATATCGTAAGGGAAGCAGATGTAACCTTTAATAAGGGGCGTCTGTGGGAAGTCCTCGAGTACTGGGGATACATCAGTAGAGAAGAGGCCATTGAAGCTGGTCTGAATCTACCCCCAGAAGACACAGGTGATCAGGTCCAAGTGAACTGCTGGATCTGTGGAAACCAAGTACTGAGGATAATAGCTAATCCCTTCCTGCCTCAGAGGTTACCCTACTACGTATTCAACTATGAAACTGACCCTTACCATGCATTAGGTACAGGTGTCCCCGAGACCATGGAAGACTCCCAAGCAATGATGAACGGATTCGTTCGTCTAGCAGTGGAGAACTTGGCGTTAGCTGGCAACATGGTATTTGATGTAGATGAAACAATGCTTGTACCGGGTCAAACCATGGAGATTACTCCGGGTAAGATCTTCCGGAGACAAGGAGGCCAAACAGGGACAGCCGTCAATGGCATCAAGTTCCCCAGCACGGCCCAAGAGAATATGATTATGTTCAGGGAGTTTCGTCAGATAGCTGATGAGTCCACCGGGATACCTTCAGTTAGCCACGGTCAAACAGGAGTAACCGGCGTAGGTCGTACTGCTGCAGGTCTGGCCCAGATACTCGAAGGTGCGTCACTGAACATCAAGACTGTCATACGGAACCTAGATGATGACCTGTTTACTCCCCTAGGTAAATCAATGTTCTACTGGAACAACCAGTTCAACGGAGACAACATACCACAGGGAGACTTCGATGTTATCGCTACTGGAGTCCGTTCCTACACTAAGAGAGAAGCCAAGGCAGCATCACTACAGACGTTCATTACACTGTCATCGAACCCAGCTATTGCTCCTCTCATTAAGCTACCAACGCTCATCAGAGAGATGGCTATCCTCAATGATCTTGATCCCAATGAGATCGTTAATGATATGGAAGATGCTAAGCTGTATGCCCAGATCATAGGTGCTGCAGGGGGTATCCAACAGGGACCCGCTAGTGCCATGGGTCCTCCTTCAGGGATACCCGGAGGACAGGGAACTGGAGCAGGTAACCCCGAAGGGATCGGTAACGAAGCTGGTGCTAATGTTGCTCCGGGACAACCGGGACAACCGGGAGCCTCTATCTAATGTCAACGAAACAAATGCCGCATCAAAGACTACGTCCACTGCTCAATGATTCTAGCAAGTGGAACCTCTTAGCTGCTCACTTGAAGGAGTCAATCGATAACCTTCGGGTGCAACTCGAAACCTGTGATCCTAAGGATCTAGGGAATCTCCAAGGACAACTGATGTCCCTGAAGTCTCTCTTGAATCTGAAGGACACTTTAACCGCTGAGGGAACCTCTAGATAACTAGAGATATCCCCGAAGCAAACCAACTACTAGTACACTGTAACCTTGGATTCCTTGGTTCCCTATGGATACATAGAGACCTGAGGATACCCTGTGGACACAGACCTAGAGGAGATACAATGCCACATACCAACCGCCCTCTCATGAGTAATTCATCAGTGATTCCGAACCCTGAAGTAATTCAGGCTCAGAGCCCCCACAGTATGGACAACGGTCAGCAAGCACCTGACGCAACAGGTAACCCTGCGCAACCAGCGAACCAAGAGAGTCCAGTACACGACTGGGAAAAGCGTTATAAGGATTTACAGTCCTATTCAACGAAACAGATGAACGAAGCTCAATCAGAGATCGCTAACCTACAGAGAGATAAGGCCCAAGGCCCTGCGTTTCAAGTTCCCAAAACGGCTGAAGAATTATCAGCGTTTCAAAAGGCGAACCCCGAGACCCATGCTTTCATTCAAACCATTGCACATGGCATTGCTAATACCCAAACGCAAGCCATCAATGACAGATTGGAAACCGCTGAGAGTGCCCTAGCTAATACTAGTAGAGAAGCAGCTATGGTTCAGTTACAGAACGCTCATCCGGACTTCGAAGAGATCAATGGACACCCTTCGTTCAACACTTGGCTTTCCACACAAGATACGGAAGTCCAAAGTTGGATCTATCATAATAGTAACGATGCAAATAAAGTAAGTCGTGCATTGAGCCTGTTCAAGCAGGATACCGGTTGGGGCTCTCAAACCAACTCTGGTCAGAACCAAGGGAACAACGGGTACCAAGGTAATCAAAACCTTGATGCTTCAATGTCAGTAGATGTCCCGGGAGACTCCTCTACAGGAGACCCACGGAAACATCCTAAGTATGTATGGAGTGAGTCAGAGATTGCTAAGATGCATCCCACTGTCTTCGCTCAGTATGCTGATGACATTTCCCTTGCTATGTCTGAGAGACGTGTCGCCATGGGCTAACCTACGGGACAACAAACTAATGGTCATTTGAATAATCACTTGACCATCTCATTCTATCCAAGGATACATTTATGTCTTATTTTAATAGTGCAAGTACCACTAACTTCGGTGGTAACGCTCCTTCAGGTAACTTCTCACCTGCCATCTTCTCACAGAAGGTACTGATGTTCTTCCGTACTGCTTCTATTGTTGAAGGTATTACTAACACTGATTACTTCGGTGAAATCGCTGCTTACGGTGATACTGTACGCATCATCAAAGAACCTAAGTTAACCGTTAGTTCTTATACTCGTGGTCAGACTGCTACTGCTCAGGCATTAGACGATGACGAGATCACTCTAGAGCTATCCCAAGCTAACTACTTCTCTTTCAACGTTGATGACATTGAAGACAAGTTGTCTCACGTTAACTGGGAGTCTCTGGCTACTGGTTCCGCTACTTACGCCCTGAAGAACTCTTACGACAAAGAAGTTCTGGAATACATGGCTGTGCAGTGTGACATCGAGAACATCGCTAACGTTGGTGCTACCATCCAAGGCGCTGGTTCTATCGCAGCGGCTCATGCGGAAGCACAGGAAGTGGCTAACGTCATTACCCTAGGCTTCGGTAGTGGTGAGACGAATCCTCTGGATCTCTTGTCTCTGATGGCTCTTAAGCTGGACGAACGTGATATCCCAGAAGAAGGTCGTTGGGTTGTAGTTTCTCCTCGGTTCATGGAACTGTTAGCACAGACTCCTAGTGTGTTGCTCAGCACTGACTATAACCAAGGCGAAGGTGGTCTTAAGAACGGTCTGGCAATGTCTGGTAAGCTACGCGGTTTCTCTGTGTACAAAACCAACAACGCTCCTAAGTACTACACTGATACCGTAGGCGCTGCTGCTACTGGTACTGCTGCTGCTGACTATGATGGTGATACCATTGTTGATCAGACTACCACTGCTGACTCCGATAGCGATGACACAATCATCGGTACTGGTGACAACGCTGGTGCAGTATTAGGTGACGTGATTATCGCTGGTCATATGACTGCTGTGGCAACTGCCTCTGCGATCACTAAGACCGAAGTAATCCGTAGCAACACTACCTTTGCTGATATCGTACGTGGTCTGCATGTGTATGGTCGTGGTGTATTGTATCCTGATGCATTGTCTACTGCTTACTGCGTTTATGCGTAGATAGGTAAGTAAACGAACCCCGGTGGTCCTAGGTATCCTTTGATACTTGCGTCACCGGATCCGAAGGGCTCAAGGAACTACATCACTGTATGTCTCCGAGAGCCCTTTTGTTTATATGAAACAATGAACCAATGAACCAACGAACAAAGGGAAGCCTATGCGCACAGGTAAACTAGCAGGTGTACTCTGTACGTTAGGGTGGAACCTAATCTATACAGCGCCTAGAGGGGAACACGGTACAGTGACAATAGGTATAGCCTCGCTCACTGGATCAGCAGTCCAAGTCTACGCAGCACATGTCAAACAAGGTAACGCTGGTGGATTACCTAGGGTAGACGGTGATCTAATCATGACGCCCTACACCATCAACACAAGCACAGTGACTATATCGGAGTTAGGTATTGAGAGTCTAGATGACCTCTACGTATACGCGAGTATAGCCGATCTAGCCGTAGTATCCGTAAGTACAGAAGGCTTAGAACACCAACGAGAGGTCCTGAGACGCCAATGACAACCTACTTAGAAATAGTGAACCAAGGGCTCGATGAGATCAACGAGACCCCATTAACCTCTGTTAACTTCCTTACACCCCGAAGTGTTCAGAGGTTTGCCAAGGGAGCCGCTAACAAGGCTTACTTCGATATCGCCAATGAGTCCGTTGAGTGGCCTTGGTTAGCCTCGTCAGTCACCAGAGTAGAAGGCACAGAGATACTCCAGTTGACCCCGGGGACCCAATGGTACGACATACCTTCCCCTGACTTAGAGGTTGATTGGCATACGTTCTACATGACGGATAAGGATCCCGATGTAATCAATGAAGTCGAGGTCGAGGTATCCACGGACCTGACTTACTTAACCTATGAACAATGGGGACGTACTCAGAGAAACAAGGATAACCAGAGGACTACTGTAACCCGTGCAGAACCTGTTTATGTTATACGGCATCCCAATGGTAAGATGGGGTTTAGTCCTGTACCTGATGCAGGGTATTACATAGAGTATCTTACATGGGAGACTGCAGTGTCCTTTGTAAATGCCGCAGATACCCTACCGTTTCCCGAGGAATTCAATACTGTCATGGTTAATCGGATACGGTATTATCTCTGGTTGTTCCGGGAGAACCTAGAGCAAGCAGGGTTCGCTAAGGATGACTATGAGCGTTCCTTAGCTAGCATGAAACGGATCCTATTATCAAATAAGAGTGAACGAATGAGGGCAGTCTAATGGGCATACAGTCCACCACGATCCCCTGTAAAGGTGGGTTAAACTTAAGTGCAACCAACCAAGAGCTCCTTAGTCTCCCCGGTCACGCTATACAGTTAGTGAACATGGAGCCCAACAAGTCCGGGGGATACCGTCGTATCGATGGATTCTCGGAGTGGGGCGACGTAAGTCTCCCGGGTACTGGGGCAGTCAAAGGTGTAGCTACCTACAAGGGTGGTGTGCTGGCT